GCTGATCAAGAATGGAGTCTTTGAGCACGAAGAGATTAAGTATCCTTGGTTTGCACCGAAGATGCAAGTCTTTGAATCTGGAGAAGTACAGGACATGTGTGGAGAGGATGTAAGTTTCTGTCTGGATGCAATTGCAGCAGGATTTGAGATTTGGTGTGATCCTCGCATTCGCGTTGGTCACGAAAAAACTCGCGTTATCTGATATGTCTCAGGAGATTTATACAATTCTCCATAACGGTCAAGTGCTTGCTAAGGGCTTGACCCAAGAGGAATATCTTGATAAAATGATGGACCTGGCAGAAGACTTCTATACGTCAGGTACTCCGAATCCTTCGGAGATTGATACTAAAATTACTACAGGTTAATTATGGCACGCTCTAGAACTGGTCTTAATGGGCAAACATTCGTAGAATCCCAACCGAAAAAAACTCGTCAAGGACAAGGAAAGAATACAAAATACGCCGCGACTTCTCGCAATAATGCTAAAAAATGCTATAAAGGGCAAGGTCGATAGATATAATAGTTGTGTTACGTAATGTATGGCGTGCTTGATTGCTAATCTTCCTTCAGTGGAAGTATGGGTTCGTAAGGAATATCTTACAGATCATCAGTTCGGTCATGGAGAATTTGTTAAAGGCGTTTGGGTATCGGTTAAGTCGATACCTGGACGTGCTTTTTATTTTGAGACATACTTACCAGAGTATGCTGCCATGTACGATAAACTTCCTATCAGTGCATTTGTAACAGATCCTGAGACACCAACACCTGATATGAGTTTACCTAACCTACAGTTCTGGAATTGTATGGACTATGGTGTCGTATCTGTTGATAAGAAGTTTATTGGTTCAATGGACTTTGAATGTTATACAAGAGATCATGGTATCGTGAAGGGTACTTATGTCTGTACGATTGATAACTATCACCATGATCCAGACTATGTTGATTGGGCTACAAGTGAAAATCCTGCTGAACATAAGTCTCATAATCTAATCGAACTAGAAAATGGACAGTTTGCTCTGTATCCTAATAATAGAATGCGTATTTTTGATAATAGTTTGACACCTATTGATCCAAAAATGCCCGACTTTAAGGTATCAACACAGTATTATTCAGTAGAAAATGGTTATGATCGCCTTGGAATGGGTCGTGAAGATGAATATCATTGGAAAACTGCTAAAGAACGAGCAGAAGAGGACAAAATAAATACTGATGAGGGATAAAACCCTATAAAAAGTTTTAATTAATACTATCGGGAGTAATATTAATATGGGAAATTCACCTGTAGATAGAGACATAGATTATATGTACCAGACATACGGAACTAAAAGATTAATTACCGACTATTGGACCAAACCACCTGAAATCGATGATGATGTAGAAAAACTGGATGAGAATAAGCAAAATCCTGAGTAAGGGATATAAATAAATTCAGGAAAATCTATCACATCAATGCCTTCTTTAAGGATTTCAAAAGGATTTAAAGATATAAGTTTCTCATTTGACCCACATCCTGTGACGAAGGATCTCCCTATACTCGTTAATGAGCGTGCAATCATCAGATCTGTACGTAATTTGGTAGAAACAATCCCAACAGAGAGATTTTTTAACTCTGATTTGGGATCTGATGTTAGAGCAAGTCTGTTTGAACTTGTTGATATTGCTACAACAAAAGTTATTGAAGACCAAATCCTCGAAACAATTCGATTTTATGAACCTCGTGTCGAAAATACCTTCGTAGAAGTTGACATTAGACCCGATAATAACAGTTTTGATGTAAATGTCTACTTTGATGTTGTTGGATTAGATTTACCACCTCAAGAGTTCTCTTTCATTTTAGAGACAACCCGATAAAATATGCCTTTTACTCAATTTACAAATCTCGATTTTGATCAAATCAAGGCTCAAATCAAAGATTATCTCCGTGCAAATTCAAATTTCACGGATTTTGACTTTGAAGGGTCTAATTTTTCAGTACTAATTGACACCTTAGCATACAATACCTACATTAATGCATTCAATGCGAACCTTGTAGTCAATGAATCCTTCTTGGATGGTGCTTCAGTTCGTGAAAACGTAGTTTCTTTAGCAAGAAACATTGGTTATGTACCACGCTCTAGGACCGCTTCTAAGGCAAGTGTGTACTTTGACGTGCCAGTTGATCCATCTCTTAGGACTTTAACTCTTCAGGCAGGTCTGACGTGTATTGGAGTGAGTAATAACTCATCATATCGCTTCTCACTTCCAGAAGACGTGACTGCGATTGTACAAAATGGGATTGCATCATTTGGAACTGTAGATTTTCCAAGAGAAATCTTCCAAGGTTCGTTACTATCAAGACAATTTTTAGTAAATACTGCACAAGATCAGAGATTTATACTCGATAATCCAAGTATTGATACGTCTACCATTAGATGTTATGTAAAACCTAATGGTGGTACTGGTTTAGGGCGCGAATTTAAGTTAATTGATAACATTTTGAATCTCAACGAGAATTCTGAGGTGTTCTTAGTCCAAGAAGTTCAAGATGAAAAGTATGAATTATTGTTTGGTGATGGATATTTTGGTAAAAAGTTGGAAAATGGCGAATTTATTACCGTAAGATACCTTGTAACTGATGGTGAAAATGGAAATGGACCATCAAGATTTGATTTTCAAGGTACTTTTGTTGATGAAAAGGCAAATTCAGTCATTCCAAGTGGGTCTATTACCGTAAATACAGTTCAAAAGGCACAAAATGGTGGAGAAATTGAAGATGTTTCTTCAATTAAGTACTTTGCACCTCGTTTGTACTCTGCACAGTATAGAGCAGTCACTGCAAGGGACTACGAAGCGATTATTTCGGAGATATATCCCAATACAGAGTCTGTAGCAGTTGTTGGTGGAGAAGAATTGTCCCCACCTAAGTTCGGTAGTGTTCAAATTAGTATCAAACCAAAAAATGGAACATTTGTTTCAGATTTTGATAAGCAAAATATTCTCAATAGACTAAAGCAATATTCTATTGCCGGTATTAATCAAAAAATTATTGATCTAAAAATTCTTTATGTTGAACTTGATTCGACAATTTACTACGACATAACTAAAGCATCAAATGCTGATGATCTTAAAACTAATATTTTAGATGTATTAACGTCATATTCTAATAATATTGATATGAATCGTTTTGGTGGACGTTTCAAATATAGTAAAGTTCTTCAATTAATTGATAGAGTTGACAATGCAATTACGTCCAACATAACTAAGATTATCATTAGAAGAGATTTGCAAGCATTAACAGGTCAATTTGCTCAATATGAACTATGTTTTGGTAATAAATTTAATGTAAAACCAGGTGGATTTAATATTAAATCCACTAAGTTCAAAATAGCAGGTGAAACTGAAGATGTATCAATCATTGATACCCCAAATAGTGATCTATCTACAGGTACACTTTCAGTAGTTAAAGTTGATACTGAAGGGAATATAGTTGTTGTTGCTAAAGTTGCAGGAACGGTTGATTATGTGAAGGGAGAAATTATTTTGAATACTTTAAATATTGCTTCAACATCTAGACCAAACGATATAATTGAAATTCAAGCATATCCAGACTCTAATGATGTTATTGGACTTAAAGATCTTTATCTCAGTTTAGGCATTTCTAATAGTCAGATAAATATGGTTAAAGATGTTATTGCATCTGGTGAAGACATTTCAGGCGTCACATTCACAAGAGATTTTTATACATCAAGTTATTCAAACGGATCATTAGAGAGGAAATAAAATATGTCCAATTTTGAGAAGAGAGTGCAACTCAATAAAATTATTGAGAGCCAACTTCCAGAATTTTTAGTTGCCGATTTTCCAAAAGCGGTAGACTTTTTCAAGCAATATTATATCTCTCAAGAATACCAGGGAGGTAATATTGACTTGGTGGACAACCTTGACCGTTATATTAAGGTTGATAATCTTGTTCCAGAGGTTGTTGTTGGATCTACAATTCTTTCTTCAGATATTGACACTTCTGCAACCACAATTACCGTCGAATCAACAAAGGGATTTCCGGATGATTACGGTCTTTTGAAGATCAATGCTGAAATTATTACATATACTGGAAAAACCGATACATCTTTTACTGGGTGTATACGTGGTTTTAGTGGCGTTACTGGATATAATAAAAATATTTCCGATAATATTAACTTCAGCAATAAAGAAACTCTTTTATTTTCCGAGACAGAAGCATCTGCACATAAGACTAATGATACTGTAACAAACTTAAGTGTTATATTCCTTCAAGAATTTTATAAAAAGTTAAAAGCAACTTTTACTCCTGGATTCGAAGATCTTAAATTTGTAGATGATCTAAACGTTGGAAACTTCATTAAGAACGCTAGAAACTTCTATCAGGCAAAAGGTATTGAAGAGTCGGTTAAAATACTCTTCAAGATCCTCTACGGTGCCAATGCGGAGGTTATAGATCTTGAACAGAGACTTATAAAACCTTCTTCTGCAGAGTATATTCGAAGAGAAATTTTTGTTGTTAAAAATTTACCTTTTTTAAATGAAAAAACTGGTTTTTATGAATATGGAGATCCTTTTAAACTAAAAGGTCAGACTATTTTTAAAAATGATGATACAGATGTAAGTGCATCAATATCTGAAGTTGAAATATTTACAAGAAATTCTGAAACATTTTATAAACTAGGTGTCTTTGTAGGTAATAATGATAGACAGCATATTCGGGGATTATTTTCTGTTCCTGGTGCTTCTAGAGTTATTGAAGATGTAAATCCAAATGATTCTATTATTACAGTAGATTCTACAATTGGTTTTGGTCATACTGGAACCCTTATTACAAATACTGAGTCTATTAATTTTATTACTTCAACATCTAATCCGGTAACAATAGTAGATTCAAATACTGTTATCACGTATACTTCTAAGAGTATTAATCAATTTTATGGTTGTGTTGGTGAAGGTGGCGATATTGGAATTGGTTCTACCATAAAACTTGGACAATTAATTAGATCTAATGAAAGTGTTTTGGGATATGAAGATGGTGATATTACTAAAGAAGTGCATTTGCGTGTAACTGGTGTACTTTCCGAATTTGAACCTCTTGAAGATATTCCTCTTATGGAAGATGAAGAGGAAATTGGTGTAAGAAATTTAGGAGAGATAATTCCAAATCCTGAAGGTGATCAGACTTTTAAGGAAGTATTTGCAAATTCATGGATTTACAATACTAGTACTCGTTACATTGCAGAATCAGTAAATGGATCTACATTTTCTTTAGGATTTAATTCTGTTGTTAATGAGGCATCATTAAAAGTTGGAGATTTTGTAGAAATTGTTGCCGGTACAATTGGTATCGGGACCGTTGCCTATCCATCTACATCTAGTGGATCATTTGCAACAGTATCATCTATTGATTTTGCAAACAAAACTGTTACTTTAACAAATACTTCAGGATTTGTACCAGATCCAACAAGATCATATAGTATTAGAAGGAAGATAATAAAAGCGTCTAGTTCTGGTGCAGATCTTTTGCATGGAAATAATACTCAAGTTTCAAATATTTTAAACGTATATACTGATAATGATGGAACACATGGATATGTTGCATCCAACTCATTGCCTGGATATGAAATTGTAGAAAATATTGTTGAAGAAGTTAATATAGAAACTTCGCCTGGTAGCTCACTTTCAGATTTTGATTCATTCTACAAGGCATATAATTTAATTGAATTTTCAAATCCAGTTCTTTTTGAGGATGGTGATAAGATAGTCTACACATCAGATTATCCATATTCTGGATTAGAGTCTGGAGAAACATATTATATTACGGTAGTATCTGAAAGAAAGATTAAAGTTTATATTTCTAGAGAAGTTCTTGCAAGTGGAGAACATGTAAGAGTTGGACCAAATGCAGTTGCTGGCACACATACATTTACTCTTGATCGTCATAGTAATAGAAAAATTGCCGATAATAAAATTTTAAGAAAATTTCCATTAGCACCATCTGATAATGATATTAATTCAGATAAGAGAATTGATGGTTCTATTGGTATTTTAATTGATGGTGTTGAAA